ATAACCATCTCCACTAGATCCTGGAGTTCTTGGCTCAAGGTCAGTAAATGTTGGTTCATCCAAAGATGGTTTTCCATCTGGAGTTTCTGGAGTTGTTCCGTTCTGAAGACAGATATAAACTCTGTTATCACTATTAATTACATAATAGTTTGCAGAGTAAAGCGATGTGCCACTTGAGTTTGGTGGTGGATTTGCAACGCTATAATCATGTCTATAATAATCATAGGTTGTCCCTGAAGCCCAAACTCTTTTATTGACAACCTGTTTTACGTCACTTGGAGTTATCTTCTTGAGAGCAATCATAGTGTCCCAAGTGTCCCATTCATTTGAGAAATTATCTGTGGGACTTGGGGGAGAATCATCCCAGTCACTCTGGATCTCAGTTGGATTTGGAAGTCCAACGAATGCATAGTAAGAATTTACTGAAGTAGAAACTCCAGATACAAAATTCTTAGCATTCAATATTCTAATTTGATCAGTTATGATTGATGCCATCTTTTGGGATTTTAATTTTATTTATGTGCTATAGTCCTGGTATCTCAGGCGGTTTGTTCTTCTAATGACAGGACCTGTTGTGATTCCAGAGTAACCTTTTCTGGTTCTGGCAACATAATTATGATTTTTGTTTCTATCCGAGAGTTGGAGTTTACCCCAACTGTATTCGCCATAGAAATCACTAAATCCAAGACCTGGAATACTAAGGAGACCTTCATGACTTGCAACACTGACGGTTACTCTAGTAAGAGTTGTAACACCAAATCCAATTGCTGAAGTTGTTGCTATACCGACAGATGCAACTCTGTATACATTATCTATAAAGGTACTACCGATACCAATAATACCAGTCTCATGATTATTAGTTTCATCAAGAGATGTGACGCCAGTTCCAACATTGGAATTATAAACTGTGAAATAATATCCAGTTTCAAGTCCACTTCTTGATGTATAATCTGTTATATCGGAATTTCTAAGGACAGAATTTTCTGGTATAACGAGATCAAAAGTGAGTCCAATAGGAGCTTCAGTTGTTGATGTTGTTCCAATACCAGTGATTAGTCCAAAGTCACCTTCATAAGAAACGATTGTGTTCTTTTCTTGTTCAATTGTTGGTGGAGAAATAAGAACGATAGGTGAGGATTGATTAGTATATCCAAATCCAACCGTTGATCCAACAGAGATAGCGGAGACAGTTCCTGCAACAGAAACAGTTGCAGTTGCAGTTGCTCTTGCAGTCGTACCAAAACCAACTGGAGTTCCTATTGTGACTTCTGGTGGATTTGCAGAAGTATATCCAATACCACCGTTGGAGATCACAAAGTTCTCAATTCCACCACTATCGGTGACATGAACTGTGGCTGCAGCACCAACAGCATTTACAGAATAATCAATCAAGGTGATTTCCTTCTGGAAATTCAAATCAATGGCACTCTCATTCTTTGCATTGAAGAATGGTCTTGCACTATCAACGAATACGACTGTAGAACCAATTCCTACCGACTTAATTAAGTTGGCAGTTGGGAAAATAATGGACTCATACAGTTCACGGTTCTTATAGATGTATTGACCATTGACCACTCTGTCTTCCATCTGCTTTGTCCAATCGACAGGCCTGTAAAGGGTGCTGTCTTCACTCAGAGCAGGTCCATAGTAAACGTTAGTATCAACAGAACTTGATGAGTTCAGTGTGGTAACAACTCTTGTATTTTGTTGTAAGAAACTTTGCTGACCAAGTGATGGATCCCATCCAATAGTTAAATCGTCACCGACCTTAATAGTATCAATAACTTCTTTATCAAGAACGTCAGTTCCACTAGTTCCTTTATAGAACAGGAACTTAAGAGTGTCTCCTGCCTTAGGAGCTTCTTCGAAAGTTACGCTACTACCACCACCAAATGGACCTCTTCTATTTTCGATGAAGAAGTAAGAAGAACCAGGAACCTGAAGAACGTCATTGATGAAGATAATCAGAACGTCTTCGATGTTAACCAGTGAACCGAGATCTGACTGGAGTGATAATTGCTGTCCAGAACGGGTGATTGGGAATGACTTTCTCTGTCCATCAAAGAGACTTGAGAAATCATCAAGAACTTCAATGTCACCAAGAGTCCATGCGGAGAAAGAATCTGTATTGATTTCAAGAACTTCGACTTGGAATTCTTTGAAATCAGAAGATGCTGTAGTTGGAATACCAGTTGAACCACCAGTTGGAATAGTCAAAATGTCTCCCAATCCATAACCAAATCCAAAGTTAGCAAGAGAGAAACTAATTACACTAGAACCTTGACCAACAGTAACGTTAATCTTAGCGCCAGTTCCACCACTTCCAACAGAGTCAGAACTATATTGGAGATCAATATCAGAATATGGAAGAGGTGGATCAATTATGACCACAGGAGGATTCGTAGAAGTATATCCAACTCCTGGATTCGTTACTGCAATGCTAACGATGTTTCCATTACTAATGGCAGCGGTTCCAATAAATGCGATGCTTGGAGTTCCTGTAGAAGAAACTGCAACACCAACATTAACGGTGGTTTGAATTCCGCTTCTATAACCAGAACCACTATTTCCGATTGAGATAGAGGAAACAGTTCCTGCCGCAGAAATAACAGCCGTACCACCAGCACTAACAAGTGGTTGATATCCAAATCCATTTGTTCCTGCAACAGAAATGATGACACCACCAATAGGAACGTTCAGATCATTTGGATTATATACTGCTGTAGTGCTTATAGATCCAGTGAATGTTACTGATGTGATTCCAGAGGTTTCGCTTAATGTATAATCATTAGTTGCGCCAGGACCTTGTACGATTCCGTTAACAAGAAGAATAGAATTGAATGTAGAAACACCAACTACATTTGAACCACCAGAGGTTAAAGTGTATGCGTTCTTAGTTCCAGAGAAGTTCTGCGAAATATCATCAAAGATGTAGTTCTTCGTATAAGTTTCTTCAGAACTACCAACTACTCCAGATCTCATGAAACTTCTACCACTGAAAGTAGAAGATGATGTAATTCCAAGGAAGTCGCGTTCATCGCCTGGTCCAACAGAAGTTCCAATCGGACTCTTACCAAATGGAGCGTCAATGAAGCTGAGAGTGCTTCCTACGATGTTGTAATCGCCTCTAAGTTTGGTTACGGTCTCTCCACTGCTATGTGCAACTAAAGTCGTTCCTGCGAGCGCACGGGTGAGTTTGATGGCGTTTGTGCTTCCAATACCAACACCCTGAATCTTCATAATTTCATCACCAATCTTAACTGAGTCTCCTCCAAAGAATGATGTCAATCCAACAAAGAATGCAATGTCTTGCGAAACACTGAAGTCCTGTGATAAGGATGATGTTACAGAAGTTCCTACAATAGGAGTCTGAACCACATTATCCAGAGAAATCAGAACTTTATTATTCTGTTTGGTTGATGTAATAACGTGAGACGTACCAATACCAACAGAAGTGAAGTCAAGTGCGATTGGAATTGTTCTGAGAGCATTCTCTGCGGTTGCTGCGAGTTGAATTTTCTTCTCATCAACCTTAATCGCATAAACAGTTTCTGGTAATTTGTCAGTTGAACCAACGCCAGGAATTGTTGTAGCTGCAATTCCAATGCTATTTGTACTAACACCTGAGGTAGTGTAAGCAACTTCTTCACCACTCACAAAGAAGTGGTTTGGAACCAGAATAGTACTAGCATCTACATCGACAATTGAATCGCTAGAACCATCAAAGACTCTCAAGAATACTGGATTCTCTTTATGGGTTAAGAAGAAGTCCTTCTTAACTTCAACTTCAGTTCCAGTGTATACCGAGAAGTTATCTTCGATTGCGATATTATTAAGTTGTACATTTTCACTAATATTAGTGGCCTCAGTATCTCTGAGAGAGTGAGTAAACGTCTTGACGTGAACATCGATTCCAGAGTTTGGTGTGAATGTTAATTCCGTTCTATCACCAGTTCTAACTCCTCCCATGGTTCCAAGACCAGCGAAGGTTTCGATGTTTGCATACTCAGTCAAGTATACGTCATCATCATCGTCAATAATCAGAACCTCTGACAATTGGTGTCTATTGTTTGAGGTATCAGAAACTTGAACAATGCAATAACCAGCATCAAATTCATTCGCAAAACTTGCAATTCCAACAGCAGTTGGAGAACCAGAAGAGGTTATTGTAGTTGACTTTGCGGTCAGACTACCAAATGCAAGATTGATTGTACCAATACCAATGTACGATTCTGTTGCAAGACCAACCGTGATGGTGTTGATAATGGTTGTTGTAATACCTGGGTCAGAATCATAACTTACAATGACATCCGAACCTGACAAGTATACGCCATACGTTCCCATTCCAATCGCAGAATATGCATCTTGAGAGTGAATGCTCAGTTGACCATACTCAAGTAATTCAACTTCTGTACCATCGTGAATGAGATTAAGTTCGTCGTACTCAATTCTACCATCACTGGCCTCAGCAAGAACCAGTATCTTAGCAGATCTGAAGTTGGATGCTGTTGTTCCAATTCCAGATAGAGTTGCTAAGGTAACAGTATTACCGCCTCCAACAGTGACACTTGAAGATGCAAGACTTACCAGAGATCCAGTAAAACCTGTAGAATCTCCAATTGTAGTGCTACCAATAGAAGAAACAACATCACCGATTTGGTCCATTGAATAGGACATGGTGATAACGTTATAGTTGTTTAATCTAAACTTAGTTGGGAAGAATCTCAGTACAGAATCGCTACCCTCAACAACGGAATCAAATGAACCAAGATCTAGGACGGGATCGAGTCTACCATATTGGTTAATCATCGATATTCCACGGACAGTATCACTCAAGGTGGTAACCATCAGTAGTTGTCTTTCTTGAGTAAAGAGTCTGTCCTTCACATAAGTGATGTATTTTTGCAATCTTGACTCAGAAATAGCTCTTCTAAATGCATCACTAAATGGAGTCGCTCTTGGGAGATTGTTGAACAAACCACTAATATCATCAATTCTCAGAACTCTATTGGTAATAGACTCTGAGTAATCTGTCAGAATTCTTGTAGTGAAGTTAATTTCATCCGAGAATGCAACAACTCTATTAGTCAAATAGTTTTCATGAACTAAGTCAAAGTTTGAATATGTATTGACATTGTACAAACTATCCATCTTAACTTCAATCGTCGTTCCATCGATTGGAGTTGGGGTTAATTTAGTCGCAGGAACAGATTCAACTTGAAGATCACTAAACTTCTTAAATCCAGAAGTGTGATTCAGAGAGCTAACAACATTATTCCACTTTTCAAATGGAACTTGTGATTTAATCGAATATGAGAAGTTTTGATAGTATTCGTTATCATGAACTTTCTGCAGTTCATTGTTCAGGAATCCTGTCGTGTATTCCCAACCACTTTCAACAACAGAGAAGTAATCCAATGAATACTTAGAATCAAAGGCGATTCTTTCTTTTACAAGACCCTTAGAACCAGTAACCTCAGAAAGAATTTCAGTTCCAACTTTGAAATCATTATCACTTTCAACAACCAGATACTTACTTTCAGTATCTAACTGATAGACTTTTCCGACGGAGGTTCCATCAGTAATTTCATCTTGTTCTCTAAATCCTAGAGTTTCGAGAGTAGGATCAAATGTTGGGAAGAACTTTTCTGGAACTATGACACCAGCTGAGTTACCAGTGTTGTAGAATCCAGGTATTTCACCGGACTCAAGGAATCCTGCCATACTAAAGGTTACGATTCCAATTCCTCCAAGGTTGGGGTGAGTCTTTGTGATTGTAAACAGGGAGTAGTCATAATTTGCCGAGTTATATCCTAACCCAGTAGACCCAACACCAACACTAGTATTTTCGACAAGTATCTTGTCATTTACTTCAAATGGGAAAGTATTAAGAGTGCTGAAAGAATCTCTTAAGGTAACCGTTACATCTTGAGTGGTAGAATCAAAAGTCATGTTAGAAACTCTGATTCCGTTAGAATTTTCAGTCGGAATGAGAGTTGGAGTTACATTAGAAAGACTAAAGGTGTTTCTAACGATATCCAAGGTTTCTTGGTCTCTTACATAGCGTAGATCAACATCTGGAATGACTTTCTTGGTTCTTCCATCAACAACTACAATCTTTGGAGGAACATTATAATTTTTACCGAATGAAGTGACTCCAACACGAGAGAAACCTGCAAGTTGCTCAATTCTAAGAATTTGTGGGATCTTGGTATCTGGTCTCAGCGTTCTATCTGCAGGATAGTCAAAACCAATATTTTCAATTGTGGTTTTGCTGATCTTACCAATCGACTTGCTTGAAGCTTCAAGAATTGCCCCAGTTCCTGTAGAAGACGTTACAGTTGTAATGCCTGGAACTTTTGTATATCCCTTTCCTCTATTGTTAATCAGAACATCAGTAATTGCACCATATGCAGTTTTAGAATTTGTCTTGTAGGACAAACTAGATTCTGTAGAACTGTAAGAATCTCTTTCGGGATATTTTGGTAAGTTGTATGTAAAAGTATTGTCAGAGGTTTTAATGATCTTATATTCACCATCAAAGAGGCTATCTCGAACGATAATTTCATTATTCAAGGAGACATCAGAATCATTTACAATTTCTCTGTTAACCAGTGGGTTGTCACTGATGTTTAGAGGAATGAGTCTGTAGTAGAGAACTGATGGAGTAAACTTATCAACGCTTAACTTTATGGTTGCATCTGTGGTTACACCAACAGTTCCTGTTCTCGTGACATCAAACGTTGCATCATTTCCATTAGTATCATAGAGATTAGTGAAGTTTGAATCTGTGTAAAGTTCAAACTTAAATGCAGGGAACTTGATTCCACTCTTGTTGTATGAAAGGGAAACATCAGACAGATCAAAAGTTACATTTGAATCCCTGTAGAGTTTTAGTGGAGGATTGACTGGGAAGATGGTTCCACTGGAAGCACTTGTAATTGAGACAATAGAAGGAATTGCTCTACTCGCATCAAACTTACTTTCGGTCAGTTTGATATTATTTCTATCAACAACATAGACATAATATTCTTTGTCGCTTGCAAGACCACCAGATGGAGATGAGGATGAGTGTATTACCTTTTGTCCCGTAACTAAACCATGATTTGCAAGATAAAGATTATCGCTGGTTGTAGTTACATTTCCAGAAGTGAATGCAATTCCAGTAGTAACCAGTTTTCTGTTTGGTGTATTATACTTAATTGCAAAAGAAGTTGAGATTGATGGATTGACATCAACAAACACAGTGTCATTATTAAACAGACCATGAGTTCCTGCTGCAGAAACAGAAACCAAATTCTTCTCAACGTTTCCTGTTATTGTTTCTGGATAAGAAATTTTGAAACTGTGATGCGAACCAGTTCCTAAACCAACGAAGTAGAGAAGTCCCTGATGAGATGTTGTGGCAGCAGCTCCGACAAATACACCAGTTGTTCCTAATCCAACTCTAACTGTTGAAAGTCCGATAGAATCTTCGTCTAGTTTTGCAACGAAAAGGAGTGAATGGTTGGTCAAAGGAATTGAAGATCCACCACCAACAGTAGCAACTCCAATTGTATCTCCAGTATTTGTTTGGTATGTTAATGTATCACCAGTTTCAAATCTATGATTTGGGAGATAAATTGATCTAGTTGAAACGAAATATTGAGTTACTCCTGCGCCTG